ATAATACCAATAAAGGAATAGTAGGAGCCGAGGCTCTTGGCTATTCCGATTTATTGGTATCCTCGTGGGGCGACCCAGCATCAATCTCTAACGAGGTTTTTGCTAAGTTAGCTCCATTGCGAAACTATCACCCATTCGAAGTAGTCGAACCTGTTGACTTCGGCGAATTGGCGGTAGAATGCGCGAGGCAGAAGAACTTTATCGACTCTAACATTCTTTTGTTAGTTGTCGATATCAACGATTGGACCCATTTCCACTCTTTGTGGAAAGGGCTCACTAACGTGCCTGGATGGAAGCGTGCTAAACGCCTCTTTCACTCGCTCGTTAGGACTGGAAAGATGTCTAAGCGTGAATTCGCTCAGATGTTTAATCCTATGTCATCGTTGTATCTCTTTTCGAAGTATGCTGTATTGCCTAACGTTTCTGACGTTAAGCGTATTGCAAAAGGGACCGGCGTACTTGCCGCGCGACCCTTGAGCAATCGGCTACATTCTAGAAGAGAAGTTCCGCTAGATGTCCCAAACGCTATATTGAGCTCCTACACTGCCACCGTCACGGTGGAATGTGGAGCGTATCCTGATTCGTTGATGGGATTTATCCAATCACTTATCGGGCAATATAAGCGTTGGGGCGTATACCCTGCACCTGCGAACTTACATGACCTGATTCCGTACTCCTTCGTAGTCGACTGGTTTGTCGGCTTCGGAGATGTATTGAAACAGGAACAACGCTATCTGGACGTGAAGAACTATTTTCCCGTCCATCATTGCGTGTTAAGTTCAAAGTGGCAAGCGGTATATTCTAGCACGGTTCTAGTACCGGAGTATCCGGTTACCGGTGATGTTGCAATCAAGCAATATCATCGGTGGATCACGTCGGAGGTACCACTTCCGACCGTCGACCCTCTTCAGTTTGGATCTGGCCCAATATCACATTGGGTCGAATCTGGTGCTCTAGTTCTCCAACGTCTGTAGGAGATAGGCACCCTACCGATCGGGTTTAATCCGGTCAGAAAGGAGTCATTCTGATGACGAAAGTCGTCACTTATGGCCCCACAAGTACTGCTGTTGCTGGCGTTCCGTCGGTGACCTTTCCGGTCGCGCCTGTGAATTTCGATGCCGATTTTGTGGCTATCGATTCTTCCAAGCCCGGCCAGGTCATTTATACCGACGTAACGTGTCCTCTGGACCAGGAATCGACGTTGCGGATCACGCAGACTGCGCGACCGAACGTCTATGCTGGTACCTCAGTCGAAACGGGTTCGATGCTCCCCTCTAAGAGGGGCCTCGATACTGTTATCGAACTGAAGGAGCTGCATAAGATCACCGATTCTGATGATCCTTCCTTTGTCCAGTATGCCCCGTATCGCGTTGCAATTATCACCAATACGCCGATCTCAGAGTATGCGAGCGCCGATGTGGTGCTCCATCTCCTTGAGCGTGCTATTGCTGCCTTTGGGCAGCAGGGTGATGCAACGTTGAACGATGGCATTACAGCTCTCCTCCATGGTGCCGTCGCCAAGGTCTAAGGGGATTGTAGGCCTAGTAATAGGTCTCATCTCCTTAAGCCTTATTGGAACGACACTGGCCAGTAC